GTGGCCGCGCTGACGGCGCCGAGCACGCCGCTGGCAGCGGTGCGCACCGAGGCGTTCGTGGGCCAGGCTGCCGACCTGCGCCCGCTCGAGTCGCTGCTGGACGTGTCCCGCCAGCACACCCTGCGCATGGTGGCCGCGGGGGCGCCGGTGGACGAGGCGCTCACCAGCGGGCTGGCGGTCGCGCAGCGCGCCGTGGCCACCGAGGTGCAGGACGCGGGGCGCAACGCCGACCACGTGGCGCTCATCGCCACCCCGACCATGCAGGGCTACGTGCGGTTCCTCAACCTGCCCTCGTGCGCGCCGTGCGTGGTGCTGGCCGGGCGGTTCTACCGATGGTCTGCGGGGTTCGAGAGGCACCCCACGTGCGACTGCGTGCACTTGCCCTCAGCCGTGGCCAACCCCGACGCCACGATGCTCACCGACCCGGCGCAGGCGCTCGCCACCGGGCAGGTGCGCGGGCTCACCACTGCCGACCTGCAGGCGCTCGAGCAGGGTGCTGACCTCGGGCGGGTGGTGAACATCAAGCGCGGGAAAGTGCGCGTCTCGGGCTCGGGTGTGCGTCGCATTGGACGACGCCTCACCACCGCCAGCATCTACGAGCAGGCTGGCGGCAACCGCGAGCGCGCACTGGAACTGCTGCAGCAGCACGGCTACATCTGAGCGCCTCTGGCGCAGTGTCGCTGCTGGGATAGGCTGTTGACACGCACCACCGGCACGCGGACCCAAGCCGGGGAGCACGACGACCCACGACCAGGGGACAACCTCACATGCAGACACGCCCGCACCCCATCACGGGGCGCCCCATGGCACCGCTCGGCTACACCCGCAAGGGCAAGGCTGTGTGGCCCGTCTCGGGTGGCGCACCCGAACCTGGCGAGCAGGGCAGTGGCAGTGGTCAGACACCCCCGGCAACACCGCCCCCGGCGGCGACGCCACCCGCAGGTCGCACGTTCACGCAGGCTGAGGTGGACGACATTGTGCGGGAGCGCGCCATCGCTGAGACACGGCGCAAGTTCGGGGATTACGACGACCTCAAGGCCAAGGCGCAGCAGTTCGACGCGCTGCAGGCCGAGAACGCCACCACCCTCGAGCGCGAGCGCACCAAGGCCAAGGCCGAGGGCGCAAGCGAGGTGCTCAGCAAGGCCAACCGTCTGCTCATCGCTGCCGAGGTGCGAGCCCTGGCAGCAGCGGCCAAGTTCCGCGACCCGCACGACGCCCTCGCGCACCTCACGGTGACCGGCGGGCTCGAGGGGGTCAAGGTGAGCCCCGACGGCGTGGTGGACAGCAACGCCGTCAAGGCGGCGCTGGACACGCTGGCCAAGGACAAGGCGTACCTGCTCGAGAGCACTGAGCCCCCGCCCCCGCCTCCCCCGCCTGCCTCTCCTGGCGCGGCTGGCGTCGGCACCGGCTCGGCGGGCAACAAGCGCGAGGTGCAGCCCGGCATGGACCGGCTGCGCACCGCGTACAGCACCCCCGCCAAGACGTAGGACCCCCGAGCCGCACGGCCACGGGGGCAGGCACTCACAGGAAGGCCACCCCCGTGGCACTCACTCTCGCTCAGGCAGCGGTGCTGTCTGAGAACGACCTGCAGCGCGGCGTCATTGAGACGTTCGTCATCGAGTCCTCGGTGCTCGACCGCATCCCCCTCATGTCGATCGAGGGCAACGCCTACTCGTACAACGTCGAGGCCACCCTGCCCGGCGTCGCCTTCCGTTCGGTGAACGAGGCGTACGTGGAGAGCACCGGCACGTTCGTGCAGCGCGCCGAGTCGCTGTCGATCCTCGGTGGCGACGCCGACGTGGACCGCTTCATCGTGCAGACCCGCGGCAACCTCAACGACCAGCGCGCCCTGCAGACGCGCGCCAAGGTGAAGGCTGCCGCGTACAAGTACCAGGACACGTTCATCAACGGCGACGTGACGGTGGACGCCAAGGGCTACGACGGGCTGCGCAAGCGCCTGACGGGCGCGCAGGTCATCTCGGCGGGCGCCAACGGTGCACCCATCGTCGGCAACGGTGGCAGCGACGCCATGGCGTTCTTCGACCTGCTGGACGCGCTGTTCGGCGCCGTGGCCGGTGGACCTGACGTGGCGTACGCGAACCGCCAGATCATCGCGCGCATTCTCTCGGCTGGCCGTCGGCTCGGCGGCGCGGCGCTCGTGGTCAACGACCTGACGGGCAAGCGCGAGGTGCAGTGGAACGGCGTGGCCATCGTGGACATTGGCAACAAGGCCGACGGCACGCCGATCATCCCGCAGACCGAGGTGGCTGGCACGAGCACGGCTGCCTCGAGCATCTACGCGGTGAAGTTCGGCCAGGACGAGGGCGACCAGGCGGTCACCGGCCTGACCAACGGGGGCGTGCAGGTGTACGACCTCGGAGAAGTGAGCGACAAGCCGGTGTACCGCACCCGCCTCGAGTTCTACTGCGGGCTGGCGACGTTCGGCGGGCAGGCCGCTGCCCGTCTCACCGGCGTGCTCAACGCCTGACCACCCCACCACCCACGCAGCATCACTCTCAGGGAGACGACCGACATGGCACGTGGACAGGCACAGGAGCAGGACCGCGACGCGGGCGCCGAGGCCGACAGCAGCAACACCGCTGCCGACGTGGTGGCCGAGCAGGGCGACAGCGCCGACGGCGTGAGCGCCGACGAGATGGCGGCGGCGTCGGGCAAGGCGCGCAGCGTCAACGAGCGCCCGGCGCGCCTCGCGCTCGACAGCGACGAGACGCCCCGCACGCTGCTGGACGACGACGTGAGCATGCCGGGCTACGTGGCGCCGGGCGATGGCCCGTTCGACACGGTGGACCCGTCCGAGCACGCCACCAGCGTGAGCCCCGACAAGGGCACCGCCGCGCTCGAGGGGTTCGGCGTGGTCAACGCCGTGCTGCCCATCCCCGACCCGAGCGGCTACGAGCAGGCGCAGGCCCGCATCGCCCGCGAGATGGGCGAGGGTGAGCCCCGCACCGAGACGTACACGGTGACGGGTCCCGACGGCAAGCCCGTGACGGTGCTGCACAACCTCGACACCGGCGAGACGCAGCGCCAGTAGCGTCACACGACGAGCCCCGCACCCCCCTGGCTGGGGTGCGGGGCTCGCTGCGTGCTGGGCTCAAGCCCACTCGACCAGCGCCACCTTGCCCGTCCACCCCTGTGCGACCAGCGGCGCGCACGGTCCGTAGACGATGGTGGCGCGACCCTTGCTGGTCCCGCGGCGCACGGTCACCTGCTCGGTGCCCCCGCAGGTGCAGACCTTGCCGGGGCAGGCGGTGGTGGTGGTGGTGGCGGTGGCCATGGTGTCCTCCCAAGGACGAGGCAGCGGGTGTGTCCTGCTGACAGGGACAACGTTAGGCGCGTTTGCACGCCACGTCAAGCGCGTACGCTCGGCGGCATGTCGCTGGACTGGAACGGGATGCCACGCGGGTCCATCACGCTCGACTCGAGCGCCGACGGTGGGCGGGACGACTACGACACCACCTCGCGCATCACGCTGCCGTCGTTCCAGACCAACGGGGACCACTTCTACGGCGAGGTGGTGCGCATGGACCTCATGCGCTCGGACGCCAAGGCGATGCACGCGTGGCGCATGCCGCGTAACGCCCCGAGGTACGACGACCCCGCTACGATGCGCTCGGTGGCGTGGGTGGGCGCGCACTACCACGCGCAGGATCAGCCCGACCCCGCCAACCCCACGGTGGTGCACGGCCATTGGAGCATCGAGGTGCCCGACGCGGGCGACGCGTTGCGCACGCGCCTCGAAATCCCGTTCGTGGACGCTGCCGGGAACATCGGCGTGGACAAGACGAACATCAAGACGAACCTGGCCGACCTGACGGTGCGCGCCGAGAATGGCCAGGTGTTGCGCGTCGGCGCAGGGAACGCCCACAACAAGGACGTGGTGTGGGCTGTCGATGACGGCGCCAGCGGCACCGGCACCCGCTGGCGCGCACGCACCGACAGCACCGCCGAGACGCCACAGAACGACGGCTCGGACTGGCGCCTCATGGCGGGCTACGCCGACGGCACCTCGCGCACGGTGCTGTTCGCCCGGCGCAAGGACGGGCGCGTGGGGCTCGGTGGGACGACTGCCCCGAGTGCCCTGCTGCACGCCACGACTGCCGTGGCGGGCGAGCCTGTGGCGCTGCTCGAGAACACCAACGCCGCGCCCACCGGGCCACTGCTGCACCTGCAGGGCGGTGCCTCGTCGGTGACCACCGTGCAGACCGGCGTCACGGGGGAGGCGGCGCGCCGGTTCTCCATGAATGCCAGTGGGCGCATGGAGTTCGGACCCGGCACCGCCGCTCGAGACGCGGTGCTGTCGCGCCGCGCCGCGGGGGCGCTCGGCACCGACGGCTCGTGGTGGGTGGGTGCCATCACCGGCGTGGGCGGTGGCGGTGGTGTCCTCGGGCTCGGCAACGCCAGCACCGTGCCCGCCACCAACCCTGCAGGCGGTGGCGTCGTCTACGTCGAGGCAGGGGCGCTGCGCTACCGCGGCAGCGCAGGCACCGTCACCACGCTGGCACCGGCATGAGCCAGGCCATCCTCGCGCTGCTGGCCGACCTGTACGGGCAGGTCATGTCGCTGCAGGCGCAGGTGGAGGCGCTCACCGCCGAACTGGCCAAGCGCCCGCCCGCGCCTGACGAGCCCGCGTAGCCTGAGCCCATGCCCTACGCCGTGACGCCCGAGGACGTGGAGGCGCGCTGGCGCCCGCTCGACGCTGCCGAGCGCAACGTGGCCGTGGTGCTGCTGCAGGACGCCGCGGTGCTGCTGGACGCGCGGCTGCCACGGCTGCGGGCGCAGGTCACCGCGGGCACGGTGCTCGAGCGGCAGGTGGTCATCGTGCTGGCCGACATGGTGCAGCGCGTCCTGCGCAACCCCGACGTGCAGACCTCGCTGCAGTTGAGCGCCGACGGCAGCGTGGGGCAGTCGTTCCCGACCAACGCCGCGAACGCCGCGCGGCCACGGCTCGAGGTGACCGACTACGACGTGGCGAGCCTGCAGCCCGCGCCGATGGTGGGCGGCGTGCCCGCTCGCGGGGTCTACAGCCTGCCGTACGGCACGCTGTAGCCTGAGCCGACAGCCACACCCCTGCGCCCCCCTTGGAGCACCCACGTGATGAGTCCCGAGCCGCGCCGGTGGCCTGCTGTCCGCTCGCTGGCCGACGCCATCGCACAGGCCACCGCGACTGCGTGGGGGCGTGCAAACGCCTTCCACTTCCGCCGCTCGCTCGAGCAGATGCGCCGTGGCGGCGACATGGCGATGCTCGGCACGCTGCACGGCGAGGTGATCCGCGCCGACGGCTCGCGCGACCCTCTCGGGCTCATGTCCTGCCGCGTGGTCACCACCGCGGGCGTGAACTTCCTGGTGGACTGCCTGCAGGGGCTCGCTGAGCCAGAACTGCTGCGCTTCCACGGGTTCGGCACCGGCACCACCGCTGAGGCGGTCGGGCAGACGGCGCTGGTCACCGAACTGAGCAGCCAGTACGCCACCGCCAATCAGCGCCCGCAGGGCACGCTGGGGGAGCAGGCTGGCACGCCCAACGTGTTCGAGACGGTGGCCACCAACACGGTGTCGGCTGCCGTGGCGGTGACCGAGCACGGCATCTTCACGCAGCAGGCGGCGCCCGGCGGTGTGCTGCTGGACCGCTCGGTGTTCGGCGCCGTCAACCTCGCCACCGCCGAGTCGCTGCAGGTCACCTACCGCCTGACGCTCCCGAGTGGTGGCTGAGGTGGCGAACCCGACGCCACCGCCCACCACCGCGCCCGGCGTCGCCGTGCCTGCGCCCGACCCGCTCGAGGCGCCCCGGCTGGGCGAGGGCGACGACTCGGGCCACTACTACCTCGCTGCGTTCGTTGCGCAGCAGATGCGCGGCGAGACGGCGTACACCCCCGCGGTGTTCGGCGCCGGTGCCGTGCCGGGCTCGTACGCCGACCTGCGCGCGCCGGGGACGACCGAGGGCTACGCGCTCGTGCGCTCGCCCATGGCGCCCGGCGCCGTGCTCGAGGCTGCTGGCATGGCCGCGATGCCCACCGAGGTGGTCTACCTCGGGCAGAACATCAACGAGCCCGTGCCGCAGGCAGCCAGGCAGGCTGCGCGCACACGTCTCGGCGTGCGTGGCCAGGTGACCACCGCCAAGGACGTGGTGCGCTTCATGCTGCTGGACGAGGCGGGCGTGAAGGGCAAGCCCAACCGCCTGCAGCCCGACGCCGACGGCCACCTGTACGTTCACCTCGGGGACCTGCGCATCGACCTGGCCGAGTAGCGCCATGGGCAAGGTGTTCGAGCACTTCGACCGCCCCGACGGCGACACCATCGGCGCAGTGCGTCCATGGGTCAAGATGGCAGGCAATGCCAGCGTCCGTATCGTCACGCGCAACAACCGCATCACCACCAGTGGGAACTATTTAGACGTTTCCGCGGCGAGGTGCGATTGGCACTTGGACAGTGGCGACCACTACGCCAAGGTGTACGTGCGGGGCGTGCAGTTGGTCAATGGCAACAGCAGCACTGCTGGCGTCATGGTGCGACTCAACACCACCGGCACGAGCGCGCACACGTTCTACTGCTTCGAGGTGACCGACGGGGGAAACTACTACCTGTGGAAGCGTGTCAACGGCACTAACACGTACTGGCGCTCGGCTGTGCAGATGCCTGCTGCTGCACGCGTCTACACCGAGGGCTTGGTGGAACTGCACATCGACGGCAGCACCCTGCGTGCCTACTTCCGCGGGGTGCTGGTGGACACGTTCACCGACACGTCCATTCCCTCGTCGTGGACGCAGCAGCAGGCGGGGGTGTTCGGCTACAACTGGTCGGGCGTCGTCTCCCTGGACGATTTCGAGGCTGCGGCCATTCGACTCGGCGTGGCGCCCACCAAGTTGGCCACGCTTACCGATGATTTCGACGGCACCGAACTGGACCCCGCGCGGTGGTTCGACCGCTCGTGGGACACCGCAGCACGTGTCGTCGGTGGAGAACTGCTGCTCAGGCAGAACAGCAACTACCACAGCGTGCGGTCATTCCGGTACGACGCACTCGACTCGCCCCTGTTCGTCTCGGCCATCGCGCCGCGCAACGAACCCGGCTCGCGCGAGGACGCCGTGGGCTTGGAGTACGACGGCGACAACAAGGTGGAGTTCATTCACTCGCAGGCGTCGCTGTACGGGCGCATCTACGACAACGGCGTGCAGACGGCTGTCAGTTCGTCCATTGCGTTCGACCCCGTGGCCCACAAGTACCGGCGCGTCACGCTCACGGCGCCCAACAACTACTCGGACGGGTACGCCTACCACGCCATCTTCGAGGTGTCTGCCAATGGCACGGTGTGGACGCGCCTGTGGCCCAACGAGGTGTTCCGCTTCACCTGGCATCTGCGAGACGTGTACCTCATCCTGTGGGCTGGCATCTACGGCAGCGACACACCGACGACTCTCGACGTGCGGTGGGACAAACTCAACATCGCACTGCAGTCGCTCATCTTGGGCGGGAGCATTCGCCCCGCGGGATGGACCCGCTCGTTCTCGGTGCGCGAGCGCGGCGGCAGCATCAACATGGCGGGCGAGACTGACGCCATCAAGGTGGCGTATGCCCTCGTCACGGGCGCGCTGGCCGCGCTCGGGGAGACGGTGCGCCTCACTCCCAAGGTGCAGACAGGCGCTATCGCCGTGACGGCGAACAAGACGCGTCTGCCGCTGCTCATGCAGTCGGGCAGCATGGCGCCGTGGGCGTCCTACCGCCTGACGATGATGCGCAGGCTCGGGGGCTCGCTGGTCCCACGCACCGTGCGCGTGACCAACTACCTCGGGCGCGTGTTCGGGCGCGCTGGCATCGTGGCCATGCGCGTCTACGCTCGCGGGCAGGTCACGCTGCGCGTGCGACGCCCCAACTAGGAGGACGGCATGCCACAGCAGGCCACGTACGTGCAGGGCCAGCGCGTGACCGTCGATGGCGTGTTCCGCCTGCTCGGGGTGCCCACCGACCCCACGGTGGTGACTGCCGAGGTGCGCACGCCGAGCGGGGCGCACCTGTCGCTGGTCTACCCGAGCGGGGACCTGGCCCGCACCGACCTCGGGGCGTACGAGGTGACCGTGACCGCGCTCGAGGCGGGCACCTACAGCATCCGGCTCAGTGGAGCGGGAGTAGTCGATGCCGTGGGGGAGGCGTTCGTGAACGTCGAACCCTCGCGGGTCATCTGAGAGGACAGCACCATGGCATCACGTGGACAGAACAGGGCTCGAGCGACGCAGCCGCAGGACACCAACACCGGCGAGGGGCTCACCGAGCACCCCATCACCGCGGCTGACCCCGTGGGCACCGCCACCGACGGCGCGCCCGAGGGCGTCAAGTACGGCGAGCCTCGACTGGCCGAGGGCAGCGACTACGCCGAGCGCCCGTACGCCGAGGCGCTCAGCCCCGACCACGCCGAGGTGCTGCGCGAGGCAGGCCAGCACCCCGACGAGGGGTAGGCCAGCACCATGACCACGCCCGGCATCGTGCAAACGGGACGGCGCCTGCTCGCGCGCTTCCTGCTGGACCGTTGCGTGATCTACGACGCCGTGCGTACGCGGGACGCCACCGGCGGCATGACGACCACCCACACGCCTCGCGCGCTGGGCACGCCATGCCGCTGGGGGCGCCCGTCCGACAGCGAGGCCACCGTGGTGGGGGCCACCGTCTCGGGCGACGCCAGCGTGGCACTCAGCCTGCCCATCGGCACCGTCATCCGCGAGGGCGACCGCGTGCGCAACGTGGCCGACGACCGCATGCACGAGGTGGTGGCGAACATGACCCCCTCGAGCGTGATGGCCACGCAGGTGCGGGTGCTGGTGCGTGAGGTGTGAGTGTCCGCGTGAGGGTGATACGCAACGACCTGCCCCGCATCATCGCGGGGCTCGAGGGCGCAGCCGACGAGGGCGTGGACGAGACTGCCACGGCCATCGCCAACACCATCCGCGCGACCGCCTGGCGCGATACCGGCGTGGTCATCTCCACCACGCAGGGGCGCGTGGAGGGCAGGCCGATGCACAGCGAGGTATGGGTGGGCGAGGTGAGCGGGCGCGGGTTCTACGTCAAGTTCCTCGAGTTCGGCACCAGCAAGATGGTGGCCCGCCCGCGCGTGCAGCCCGCGGCGCACGCAGCCGAGCCGCTGTTGGCCGTCAACGTCGGCAC